CGAATCAAATGTTAAGTTTTCAATCTTCGTAAAAAACAATACGCTTGAAACAATTAGAATTATCAAAGAGCCAACAAGAACCCATTTTTTATATAGCTTTTTGGTGAAGATTAATACTACTCCCATTCCAGAAACTAACCCAACCCATGAACTCATTGTCGCTGAACAGAAAACCGAAAAAACATTTAGCAAAACAAGCCAGGGGCTTACCAAAAAAACCAGTGGTGTTGTTACGGAAGCGAATACTCCTAACTGATTGTGGCTACCCATAAACCCCACAGTATCATCTATGTTTGGATTTTTAATACTATTGAATATCGGGTCTAAATTCATCTTCTGCAAAACAACAAACAATCCGTTTAGGATGGACATGATAAACAAACATAAAAATATCTTTTTAACTGCCTTTTTGTCAAATTCACTTACAACTTTCATGGCTAAACAGCTTAAATAAACCGTAATTAAACAAAACAACGATCTTGGGTTCTGTTCTGACGTAAAGATAGTTGAGTATAGACAAAGCCCTGAAAATAACGCTATTAATCTATTAAACTGCCACAAATAAATTGATATGCCTATGAGAAAGAACGAAAGTAAAGACAAATATTGCATATACCACAAATCCCCGGCTTTTAGCGGTATAAGACAACTTAATGGAATAAAAAAGATCGCTATTAATATATAATATAGATATATTCTTTTAATATTATCCATGATAGTAAGGGGAGCAGATTTCTCCACTCCCCCCAATGCTACGTTTGTGGGCCTACCTTTGTGCTCTTATCTATTATAGAAGCATCGTTCCAATCTCCGTTAGGAAACTCTGCACTATTCTCTATCTCTGGCCCAGAGGCCATGACCAAGTCTCCCTCAGCGTCTACCCAGATATAATATTCTGGAACATACGAAGCATTGTCAACGACTACGCCTGTTAGAACTATGAACCCTGGGTTTCCCCTTACATCTAACCCTCTTGCTCCAAGATTACCAAAGTTCGTTCTAGTTTGCGAAATTGTTCCGCCAGACGCATTTCTCGCCGCCTGTGAAAAACCATAGATAGGCACAAACAACAATGTTGTTACTATGAAGAATATTGCAAATTTCTTCATTATTTCCTCCTCTATGATTTAGGCTCCTTCTGAACCATAAGTGCCCATGTAGTGACTATACCCTACAGAGAATCTCATCCTGGCAAGATGTTTAAGGTTAGTGGAATCAAAATCGGTTCCACGTCTTAACGCGCCAAGTTTAACTCTCCAGAAGAATTTTAGTTTATGCTCTGATTTCTCGCTTAACAAGAACCATGCGTCTGCGTCTGTTAAGTAATGAGAAACAAAGTATCTTAAATCCTTCGCCTGTAAAGCATTGACTTCATTGTTTGCAACGTACGGTTTATATTCTGATTTAATTAGTTCTTCTGCGATATTCCATAACGCTTCAGGAATAAGAAGCATAACAGCCTTTGATGGTTTCTTTAATCCTCTCTCATTGGTAAACTGCTCAATAGCTGTTAAAGCAGCCGTAAGAGATGTTACAGACAAATCCGCCTGTACTGCAGGCGTATTCGATTGTGTGCCTCCGTCTAATGTGGGATGGTCTGTCGCAAATAAAACCTTCCCATCAAACCCAGCAGTTGAAAAACCATTGTTGAATACATTAAACGATGATACTTCTACCGTATTCATAGCACTGGTGTTAAGTGCCACCGGTAACTTGTTGAAGGTCTCTGGTGTTCTGAGATTATCTTCAACTGCTTCTTCGGTGATTTCATAACCCAATGCGTAAGTAGCATGAGTATATACTTTTGAAATCCCTGGTTTGACAGCATCATACGTTGCCGCCACCCCTTCTGCTTTTTCTGGCATTGTAGTGAAACCTGATTCATAACTGTCTTTTTCAGACTGTTTGTCAGAGGTTTCAATATTAAATACCTTTGAATACTCTTCCGGCCAACGAGTTATTCCATCTTGGAACATTTCGTTCAAGTTAGCGTCAAGAGTATCAACTATTGTGGTTCTATTAATTGCTGCCATTTTTAGTCTCCTTTACTCTTAACCTAAATTGTGGCCGCAGGCGTCGCAGCAGGACTATTAAATAGACACTCGTTGAACATTACTAACAAATCAACATGAGCTTCGCCCCACGCGTTGTCTGGTTCGTCAATTTTATCCACAATACGTAATTGTAGACCCGTTCCTATGTCACTAGCATCTAATTCATGCCGTGAAACCGCTGTAGTTGTATCGCCTGAACCTGCTGTGTGATTCGCCGTTGCGAACCGTGCAGATTCAGCCACAGTTGTTCCTGTATCGGACTGACATCGGAATAATGCCCCTGCTAACCCTAAAGCAACAGTTACTATCGCAGCCGTGCTTACGGGTTTGTACTTTGTTGAGATGAGACTATTAGGATGACCTATCGGTACACCATTGTTGTCATAGATCGCAACTACAGACCCTAATACAGCTATCCCATCGTTTGCAGCAGCCGGATTACAAAAGCCATCAGCTTCAGCAGTAATCAAGTCACCAACAAACAAGTTCGTAGCTTCGTCAGCATCAACAGCAAAGTCCATTGTGGGAACTTTTGACCCATCAAGCATCCTGACTGGGAAAAACCCATCAGGTCGGTCTCTGTTTGCCATGCTATTCTCCTTTGTTTACTAAAAAGAAACCCCTAGACATATTACATATCTAGGGGCATATTTTTTAGTTACCCTATTTTAAAACTCTGTACTTTTTACTATTTCCAGTTTCCTTTAAGAGCTTCCTTCGATTGGATTCCCTTCATCGTATTGTGTATTCCTGCTCCCGCGTGTGGGTCTCCTTTTTCAATCATCCGCTTTACAGCGTCCATTGGTGCCGAAGCACGTTTCTTTTTGACCGCTTGCTTTCTAGCAAATAAGTCTTTTGGCATCCTCGCCAGGATGGTATCGCCTCGTCTAAACCACCCGTCTGGGCTGATTTCCCGTTCCTTATAACCCAGGTTAATCATATGCGCTTTTGGAACCAGCTGCCATCCGCCCTTCTGGTGCAAAGCGTTACTTGTTTTTATTGAAAGGTTTTCCTGCTTATCCTTTAACCATCGATAAGTATATCCTTTATCTTGATATTCAAGATAGGTGATGTCTTTTTGAAGGTTTTCATCATCAATTATCTCTATTGTGTATTCATCTTTTTCGTGTGCGTTATCTGTTTTTCCAGGTTCTTTTATTTCGTCTTTTGTTGGTTTTTCTTCGGTGGCTTGTTTTGCCATTACGTTATCCTCCTGGTTTCAAGACGTTTCTTCTTGGCTTCTTTACCTTTTTTAATAGCTTCTTCTATTGTGTACGGTCTGCCAGTCTTTGGATTATCCTGCGCTCCTCCCATTGTATATACTCTAATAGAAGCTTCTTCTTCTTCTTGTGTAAACTCAACATCTTTCTCTGCGGTTTTGCCAGGAGCCGATGCTGAGTTAACATTGAACTCGTTTGATAAATCGGGTGCAGTATCACTCATCCGAAGAATCTTCTTTGCGTCTGTAATAGCCTGACTCAGTCCTTTCGGATTATAGGCATACCCGTTATTCCACAACCTAGTGACTTCTTTGTATAAAGGATCTTCTGGATTATGATCAGGGTGTTTGTTGCTGAACTGCGGGTACTTAGATAAAACTTTCGCTTGATCTTCATCTCTAACCCGTTTATCTTGTGTCTTTTTATCTTCTGCTTTTATCTCTGAAAGTATCTCCTCTTTCATTTGAATTTTATTTCTCTGTTGCTGAAGTGTGAACGCATCCGCATCAGTTAAGTCTCCGGCTTTAACCATTTACGCTAGAGAATCGTCTGTATAATACTTCTTCCCGCCGACCACTATTGTAGTATCAACGATCTTAACAGGTTCAGTATCTTTCTGTTTTTTTAACTCCGCTACTTCCGTCTTTAAATCCTCAACTTCTTGACTAGATGTGCCAAGTCTTTCCTCTGCGTCACGGGCTTTCCAAGTTAGTTGATCTATCCTTTTTTGTGTCCTGGTTGCATGGCGCTCTTTTAACTCGCCAAGTTCTCTTGTTTCATCTTCTGTAGGACTCTCCTTATCCTTTAATTCCGTGAATCTTAAATTATCCTGTTTTTCTTCTTCCGATACCTGTGTTTGGGTCATCGTGTCTACCATTTCTTTTCTCCTATTTTTCCATTAAAACTACATCTGGTTTACTTAGGGATTTTGCGCCAAGCACTCTTTCGTGTTTGTCTGTAACTGGTTTATTAACCACCTTCCATCCCTGTTCTTTTAGTTTCTCTACATTCCGGATCGCTACTAGTCTTTCCTTTTTTGTTAGTATTTTTACTTCCTTTATCTTCTCTGGTGCTTTCTTTTTGACTGCTTTCTTTACCATTATTTTCTCCCTTTTCTCATTTTTTGTTTTTTAGGTCTACTCACGTTTCCCCTCCTCATATTTAACGGATTTGTCTGCTCCGACATTCATGTTGCCAATATGACCATCTTTGAAATTAACAACAAACTTGATCTTTCCCGTGAACTCTTCCTGATTGCAAAAGTCTAGCTCTTGTTTAAATTTCTCAACATATCTCTCAAACATTATTTCCTATACTTTTCGTTGATTGTCTTTGCTATCTTTAACCCTGAACATTCCCCCGCGTAAAACTCTCGATTCTCACAATTAACAGATAACCCTATTTCCGTTGAATTGCTCATGCACTCGTCAAACTCTTCCTGCAAATCTCTCCATACCTCCGGATTGGCCTGGAACCACTTGGTTAGCCTGCCCTCCCGTGTTAATATTTGCTCCTCCATTTCCGCCTCCTTGCTGGTTAGGAAATTGCGTTTGTGATAAAACTATCTGTTGCTGAACTTCTTTTTTCATCATTTCCACAGTAGCGTTGATATGCCGCAAAACCTCTTTCTTGATCTCTTCTGGAACTGTAGGGTCTATTAACATCTTTCTATGAACTTTTATATGATTAATATGATCTTCGCCCTGTTCCGGCTCCCCTGAATCCCCCTGTAAGAACCTGGCGTTTTCTTCTTCCGGTGTCTGTACGTTCTCTCCTGGCGCTTCCGGCAAGAACCTCGTTAACCCCATCTCGTCTAACCCGTCAATTAACCACTTTGTTAATGAATGTAATGCTTGTATGCCAGGCTGTGTTTGAACACTAAAGAATGGGTTTTGAACAAGTAGTTGATAAATAGCAATCCTCTTATTAACTTCTAAATTCTTATTTGAAGTCAAGACGTTGCCTGTCAGCTCAAAGTCGGGTATAGACTTTAACGCGAAATCGCTTAACGTAACATTATCGAACTTCCAGGGATTATCTTTTGAATCACCAACTATCCTCATAAACTTATTAGGCGGCATATTGTCCTTATACAACAAGTACCACCGTTTGAAAATGTCTTGTATCGTCTTTACTTTACGTTTGACAATGTGGTTCATCCTTACGTTACCCTGCGCAACCACTATCTCAGCTTTCTTCGCTGGGCCTGTCGGGTCTATCCTTGACTCTATTCCCGCAGTGAAATCACTTATCCCAAACAATAACTGGCTCCATTGAATGATGAGCTCTAAAGAAGCGTTCATCTGTGCATCCGGTGCGGGCAACTTAAACATAGTTACGCTTTTAGGATCAGATGTCGGATAAGCAAACCCGTTCTTTAACTTAATAGGTTCTTTCCTCTGATTCCCGGTAGGTGAAAAGAATATAATCGGATTGTTCGATTGTGTAACTCCGAAAATGTATTGGTTGAATAAAGCGTCATAGGCTTTTTGAATAGAATCTAAGAACTCCATTATTCCTATTCCAACTCTGCGCCCTTCATCATCAGGAATAAAATAATCAACTCCGATAGGTCTCATCTTTAACGGGAACTTGTTTTTACGAAGTGAACATAATACTTCAGACTTAATATGTACTAATCCTATAACTTCTTCTTCTAACTCCTCTTCTTCAACCGTCTCATCTTCGCTGTCAGACTTAACGACTTTCAGTCTTATCCTCCCGTAAAACTCTATAAACTCCTGTTCAAACTCACCAACGGGAATAATGTTTCCCTCATAATCCTCTTGGTTACTTGGCTCCCCCTCTCCCGCCCATTCTTTAATCTCTTGGGTTGACCCGTTAAACATCTTACCTTGTAATTCGTCTCTTAGATAAGTGTCATAACTTATTCGTACCTTCCTCATTTCCCACTGAGGGATTTTGCCCATAACAGCGTTCTTCGGCTGATAATAGTCTTTCCGTGAAAAGATTTCGAGTTTCGGCCCATTATACAAAAGTTTCTGTTCTTCCCGTTCTTGGTAAAGTGGCTCTTGTGTCTCTGGGTCAATTAGCGGCTGCGAAGGGTCTGTCGGATTAAAGATAATCTCTCGTTTAATCTCTGTTCCGTATTCTTTTACCCAATGAACTATATAAGGACATTCTCCGTTCTTATTTGAATTGTGGAACAATCTGTCTATATTCTCGAAAATGTTAAGCTCATTATCTACTGACCAGTTTAAAAATGTCGTGAGTTTATTGACTTTCTTAACATCCCCTTCTTCGGTAGGTAATACTCTCCCTACATCTCTTGGAGTAAAGAAAGTATTCATTATATTGGCGTGGATAACTTCAGACGCTACGGTAGAGAGGGGGGTGCGGTAATTCGGCATTGACCCGTCATCCCCTGAAACTGGCTTGCGAACCATTCGGTATATATCGTCATATTCGTCTATTCTGCTTTCTAGTTCTTCATGATTAGTTTTAACGTCTTTGAACCGTTGAATGATATACTCTGCAACACGTTCCTTTTCAAGAATACCCATCCCATCAATAAGATAGTTTTTGTGCCGTTTCTTTAGCTGCCTTAAATAGTCTTTCTCGTTAGAAGCGTTTATCTCAGAGATGATTTCTTCTGGTGAAGCGTTTAGTGAATCTTGGAAGTTAGGCATTACAGTTTCATCCCCCTACGCATTTTGTCAATTACCGTTTTCGGTACTGTTAAATTACTCTTTGGCTGCTGGTTGCCGATTATTACATTGTCTACTTCAAGACTGGCTAACCGTAAAGCATGGCTTATTATTGCGAGATTGGCATCCCCAAAGGTTACTGTTATCTTGCCGTCTTTTAGCATTACTTTTACAACTTCTTGTCCGTTTCCGTTTTCAGTCATATTCTACTCTCCCAATTATTTGATCTCCCGATACAAGCGTTAAATTACAATTAGCCTTACTATCGAAAAATGTCGTGCCTACATA